GGAACTATTATAGATAGTGAATTCAGAGCTACTGTAGATGAAGCGGAAGCAAAACTTTTGAAAGGTGAACGTCCTATGTTTTTCTGGCAAGACTGTAAGAAAGACGCTCGTGTACCGACAGAGAAAGTGTTAAAAGGGAAACAACGTATGTTCGTTATATCACCATGCGCCCTTACATATATTTGTAAAAAGTACATGGGCGACTTTATCGCCGCAACAATGGCAGCACACAATGATAACTCGTGTGCGGTGGGAATAAATCCGGAAGGACCTGAATGGGCCCATCTAAGAAACCGTTTGTTCCCATTTGGAGGCCAACGCGTGCGAGAAGGAGACCAGAGTAATTATGATGGAGCTATCCTTAATCAGTGGGCTCGAGTATTGCTTTATACTATGCAAGACTTTTATAAGGACGAATACTTTGACATGAGGGCTATTTTATTTACCGAGTTGTTGCAATCAGTTCATATCCTATTTAATTCGTTAGTAGGAACCTGGATTGTTTACTCCAAGCATCACGGAAATAATTCTGGGAGTGTTTTGACTACTATCTTTAACTCCCAACCCAATGATTGTATGATGAGAGCGTGCTTTATGGAAATGTATCTGAATATAGCATTCGACGGACCACTGTTACCAATGCTCGTCAACGGACAAAATCGACTACTGAAACCAGACAATTCTGATGAAGACTTATGGGATGAGTACGATATAAGAGGAACTAATGTTATGGATGTGTATGACGCAAACGTCACAGGAGTGTACTTTGGCGATGATGATATAGGTGAATCCTCTGAAGCTGTAGATTACTTTAATATGGTTAACATCGGTACAGTAATGACTGTACATGGTTTCCAGTATACTATGGCTACTAAAGGGGATGAGGTTGTACCATTTGTCAAGATGGATGAAGCACAATTCCTAAAACGAAAGTTCCGACAAGACCCAGAATATGCAGATATTTGCTGGGCTCCAGTTCAATTGGAACCAATTTTCGAACTTATGAA